ATCGGGCTTCCACTCACATATTCCGCCGCTTTTACCCCTACCCGATACCAAACCTCACGCTCCGGGTCGAATCCATATTCTTCGGTGTTGACCGTCCAGGTAGCTACATCCAGCCACGTTGACCCGCCATCGAAAGATCGTTGGGCCGTCACGGTTCCTGCCCAGGTTCCAGAAATGGAAATATTGAAATATCCTACCAATTCCATTGCATCCGTAAACTGGTTGTCTCCGGTTATAGTTCTAACCCTGAGCTTTTGGGCCATGAGGTTCCTTTCTGAAGATCGGTCGGAAAATGCTTCCGGGAGGTGGGCCAGGGAATAGCGGCCCCCTCTTGAACCATGCGGTAATTCGGTGCCACCATTTCATTTTTTTTCCTTGAGGGAAGGGGCCGTCAGGCGGGACCGGCCCCAGGTTACAAATTATTGGAATTTAATAAATCGCCGTTACATAGGCCCCGTCAGACATCGGGACGTAGTATAGCGAATGGAAAACTTTGCCGGTCGGCATATCGGCGGTCGTGGTCAGGTGCCCGATGGTTGAAGCGGCATTCTTATAACCAACGATAAGCGGGACTCCGAGGCCAACACCTAAGTCAGATAAACCAGCGCTTCCGGTTTTTACATGGTTCGCCCCGGCAACAACACCGCCGCTCCAGACGACCCTTGACCCTTCGGTCATGTCCGTAATAGATGCGCTCACGGTTCCTAACTTCGTCGAAGCGATTGCCCCGCCAGTATGCAGGAGACAGGAATAGGTGTATTGAAACAGCGTACCAGCCGCGCCCAGGACTGAGGTCACTTCCATGAACAGGTACTTCAAAAGGATTGTTCCGTAAACATTGAAATCTTCCACTTGCGCCTGATGCAGATGGACCAGATCGGCACAATCGGCGATGCCGGTATCCACCCTGATACCTGTGACAATATCGCCGATTCTTGCAATGGTACTCGGATTGTAATTAGCCATGATGTTTTATCCTTTCTTGGATAGAGGGGGACCGTCTTTCCAGGCCACCCTGTTAGGGGTTATTTTTCCTTGGGGGCTTTTTCTTTTGCCGGAGCTGGTTCAGGCTTAACGTCCTGCTTGGCTACCTGCTCCGCCTCTTTGAAAGCCTCCATTGCCAGGGCGATTTCTTCCCTGGCAATCTCCCGGGCGATTTGTCTGGTCAAGGCTTGATCTTCTTGGAACATGGTCTGCCCTCCTTACACATTAACCGTTCCGGCATCCAGAGCGTAACGATTGCCAGAAAGGATGGCCCAGGCGCAAGCGATAGAAGCCGCAGCGTTGGCAATACTGATCCTCCAACCGATGTGACCCTGAGTTAGATTCTCAGCATCGAACGGAATCAGATAGGTGACGCCCGTAGTCGTTGCCGCCGGTCCTACCGTACCGGGAACAATCCCCGTGGTAGCGGTCAGTTTGGTCGGACCATTCCAGATGTCATCGCTGGCCGATCCGAAAACCGCCGTGGAAACGTAATAGTTGAACGCCAGTTCCGTATGGGTAGTCGGAGTCATATCGTCGCAACTTTCCAGAGTGATAACGGCTCCGGCCCTGGTCTGCACCCCGACAAAAACAAAAATATCGGCATGGCTGTATTTCGCCATTCGGATTACAGCGGTGGAATGGGCCGACCCTGTTATGTCATGGGGAATAATCAAAGGAACATAATGCCCCATTTCTGCAATGTAAAAACCTTTCATAATATTTCCCTCCTTGAAGGTGCCAGGGTTTTTATACCCCGGCACCAGGTTTGATTAAGCGATATAGGTTGGAATGGTTTTCTGTTGGTAACGCCCGCCATCAATAATATAAAGAGCATTGATGAAGTTGGCGGCATTCCCGGCGTCCGCTCCCAAAGAAACCCACTTTCGTTTATTGGTCAGCATGGAAGCCGAAACATAAAAGGCCACCATTGCCGGAATAGCACTCGCCACGATAGTATAGGTCAAGGCGTCAGTCTGCTTGACCCAGGCATCGGTGGTGGTGGTCAGAATGTTGATCCAGATCGGGAATTCAGATCCGGTGGTAAGGGGATAAGTTCCCGCCGTACATTCCGCCGCCGTTAATCCTTCGTGGACCGTCAAGACCACGTTGGTCGCTCCGGCCCCCACATGGGTGACAATCATCAAAACACCATTGGCGTTTTTCAGATTAATCGGCGTGGCCGTATCCAGCATGGCATCGGCGTGAATCCCCTCATGGGCTAAAATGATCGGTAAATTTTCAGGTGTCAACATGGTTGCACCTCCTTAACTTCTGGTCTCAAGGGCCACGAAATGAGATTGAGTAGAACCAGCGCCTCCCTTGTAAGGAGTGAGGGCGGCTGCCCTTATGGGCTGGCCATCGACACGCATAACGAAACGGAATACACTTTCGTCGTAGTTGAACCTCAAATGTATGCTCATATCGCTCTTGATCCCGCCCTTCTCCGCCAGGATATATCCTCCGGCCAGATCGACCAGCATAATATCCCCAACCGTGCCCAGGGTGGCAGCCTGCTCAATCGGCAGGACCGGCTTACCCAGGAGGGTTGAATAGGGTTGCCCACTTAACCCACCGGCAGGCATATAAATCGGAATCCCGCCCGTACCGACGGAAAGGCTCATGGTGTAAAGTTGCGGTTTGGTGTTCTGGTTAATCAACCAAACGGCGTTGGTATTGCTCGACGGAAACAGCCGGGAGTCCATCTTGATGATGTTCTCGGCCATAATGGTGGCCGCCTTCTGTCCTGTTTCCTTGGTTACTGAAACCAGACACCCGGCATTCAAAATCCCCAGGGGTTGACCGGCCCCTACCCCATTTACAATGGCATCGTCCAGAAGGAACCCGAACTCGGAGGCGAACCCGGTACGGATAACGCCCTCTAAGGCGGCGGCATCTTCCAGCAGTTCGTCAGTGGCGTAGCACAGACCGATCAACTTTTTAAGGTTCAGTTCAATCTTGCGGAACTTGGGCGCGGAAGCCGTTTTCTGGGCTGCCTCCTCTTCCCAATAGCCCAAGATCCCGCCGCTGCGGTTGGTCACCCGGGAAGTCTCGTCAATTCCGTTAATTTTGATGGAATTGGAATTGCCGGAAATCTGTACTCTCCGACAACGGCTGGCCAGGACTCCGGTTTCAAAAACCTGCTGGAGTAGTTCGCCGGAAAAATCCTGCTGGACCAGGAAGCCACCGTCGCTCGGCACGGACTCCGAAAGACCGGAAGCGGCCCGGACGTTGCGAAGCCGGGGATCGACATGACCACCAGGCATTCCAGCCCGCATAACGGCGGCCAGTTGCTCGCCGAAGGTGCCGAACCGATCCTTGTTGCGTTCCTCCTGCGTGGTTTTAGCAGGCCCGGGTTGGGTCAACGGAGGTCCGGTAGGGGCATCCAGAATGGTCTGCATCCTCTCCTGCCGTTCCTGGGCCATGACGATCCGGCGAAGTTCCTCTACCCCGTCCATCAATTCGTTCTTCAGGGCCAGTTCCGACTCGGACGGATCACGGTTTTCGGCCACGCATTTTGCGTCAATATCGCCAGCCTTTTTCATAAAACGGGCGATGTCCTCTCTGTACTGCGTTAAAGTCTTCATCCTTAATTCCTCCTTCTGTTATTGGGTTATGCTTGGTATTTGTCTTTCGGCCTTAATATATAACTCCAGCCACCTATCAGTTCCCATCCTGGTGTCACCATCGGAATGCTGAGCAGGCGGTTCCGGGGGTGTCTCCGTGTGCTGAGCAGGCGGCACGGAAAGGTTGGGGATATAGGCGGCTAAAATTCTGAGTTCGTCTTCGGTCAATTCCTGACCGGCCTTAATCTTGGTCACCAGAAAATCGAGGTTTTCAAATGGCGCGGGACCTGGATCGGCAGGATCTTTCTTGGCGAAGGCAGACCGGACTTGTGCCGAGGTGGTGGGGTAGGCCGGAAAGGTGACTACTGAAACATCGAATAGAGTAACGTCCGTCAGCACCCGTTCATCCTTCTCATAGTCCATCTCCTGCTTGTTTACCTGGAAACCAAAACTCATCTGGGTTACGTCACCACGCTTCATGGAAACCAGAAGATCCAATGCCCAGGTAGCCGGAACGGGAT